GAAGCCAATGATTTGCTGACAACGGTTGACAACACAACTTATGTATCAAGCGCATTTACCAATGCCACCAACGTGATTATTCAAGCTGGTGCATCGGGTGCTTACTACTCAGTTGGCGTTGCTCCTGACATCAGCAACAATGGCAACTGGCAACCTCAGGGTGCGCCAGCCAACATCGCTGATGGCGGCTCGATGGCGGCAACTGCTGCCAACGTGTTGACAGGCATCATCACTGCTACACCCACAGCAAGCCGTGACATTCAATTGCCAACAGGTGCAAACCTTGACTTGGCAACTGAGTGGGCGATTGGTGATTCGTTTGACTTCAGCGTCATCACTTTGGCTGCATATGCTTTGACATTGACTGTCAACACAAACGTGACCATCGTTGGTTCTGCTGCAACTGCGGCTACGGCTGGTGCATCTGCACGTTTCCGTTGCCGTAAGACTGCGGCTGATACCTTTGTTGTCTATCGCATCGGTGGTTAAACCAAGACAGGCCAGCAGAGATGTTGGCCTGTTTTACATGGAGAACAAAATGCCAATGAAAAAAGGTTACTCAGACAAGACCATTTCCAAAAATATTAAAATGGAAATGAAATCAGGCAAGCCCCAAAAGCAAGCCGTTGCAATGGCACTTGGCATGGCTACCAAATCGGCAAAAGCCGCTGGAAAGCCTAGCAAAGCACCAATGAAAAAATGATTAAGTCAGCCGCAATCATTAAGAACAAAACTCTCGCCCCGTGGCGGGAGTTGCGTTTGCAAAAGCGCAAACTCAAAAAAGAGCAATCCATCGAACGCAAGCTCAATAAAGTCTACTATCCATCACCGATTGGCGCACAAGTTATTGAAATGCCTGATGAGCAGATTGAAGTTGTTGAGGCTGTTGATGACAGCCCACCGACCCGTGAGGAAATGCTGCAACAGGCTGAAGCCATTGGCATGAAGGTTGACAAACGCTGGTCAGATGCGACACTGTTGAAACACATTGAGGAATCAGCATGGGCTATAGAAAACGACAATTCATAAGCGCAGCCTTTGAGGAAATCGGGCTTGCGTCTTATATATTTGATTTGCAGCCTGAACAGCTTGAATCTGCCTTGCGTAGATTAGATGCAATGATGGCAGACTGGAACGCCAAGGGTATCCGCTTGGGTTATCCTTTGCCATCTAGCCCACAAGATAGCAGTCTAGATGAAGAAACCCTCGTGCCTGATTCGGCTTACGAGGCCATTATTTGCAGTCTAGGCATTAGGCTTGCACCAATGTTTGGCAAGCAAGTAATGATTGAAACCAAGACGACTGCCAAGCAAGGTTACGATATTCTGTTGCAAAGAGCCACATTCCCGCTTGAGCAGCAACTTCCTGCAACAATGCCTGCTGGTGCTGGCAATAAGCCTTGGAGGGTCTACGATAATCCGTTTATCAGACCACCAGCCAACCCAGTTACTGCTGGCCCTGATGGGCCTCTCGAATACTATTAAGGACAGTCATGCCACAAATCAATCAGTTACCAGTACTCAGCACTGTTTCAAGCGGAGACCAGTTACCCGTTTACTCGCCCAACAATGGGGATGCAAGGCGCACCTCGATTGGTAGTTTGTTGACGTTTTTTCAGCAGAGTTTTGCATCGCCAACGCTGTCGGTGAATCTTTATGTGCCTGGCTCTGGGTTCAACATCACTGTGCCAACTCCTGTCAGCCAAGACCAATGGATGCTGTTGCAACCTGCTGGAACACTGGCAAGCGGCACGATTACTTTGCCTTTGAATACTGGTGTGCCTGATGGCACTACGGTGCTGATTACGACAACCCAAGAGATTACATCACTGACAATTGCGCTGAATGGTGCAACTGCTCTTTATGGTGGCGTGACTTCTTTACCCGCTGGCACAGCAACAGCCATTCGTTTTTATCAGCCCACAAACTCTTGGTATCAGATTAATGCTGATGCAGTTTATGGCGCAAATGTGCAGGCTTTCTTGGCTGTGCCATCAAGTGCCAATCTACGTGCGGCAATGACTGATGAGACAGGAACTGGCGTTTTGGTCTTTGCAACAAGCCCAACCCTGACAACGCCAACAATCACAAACCCAACAGTTAGCACAGGCACATTTACCACCCCTACATTGGTTACACCAGTAATCGGTGCGGCTACAGGTACAAGTCTTAGCACAACTGGCAATCAAGTTATCAGCGGCACGGGCAAGCAGGGATACGCTACAGGTTCTGGCGGTGTTGTAACGCAATTGACTAGCAAAGCTACAGGCGTAACATTAAGCAAATCCACTGGTCAAATTACTTTAGATGGTGCGGCATTAGCTGCCTCAACTACCGTCAGTTTCACCTTAACAAACACCGTTATTGAAGCTGGCGACATTTTGGTGATGAACCATATCAGTGGCGGTACGGCTGGTTCATACTTATTGAATGCTCAGTCAGCCGCAGGGTCAGCCAGCATTAACGTGCGTAATATTTCTTTGGGTTCATTATCTGAAGCGATTGTTATTGCCTTTGCAGTGATTAAGGCTGTGAGTGCGTAATGGCTACCAAGCCAAAGTCATCTGTCAATGCGGCTGGCAACTACACGAAGCCAACCATGCGAAAAGCCTTATTTGAAAAAATCAAGGCGGGGACAAAGGGCGGTGACCCAAACGAATGGTCAGCCCGAAAAGCCCAACTGTTGGCGGTAGAGTACAAGAAAAAGGGTGGTGGCTATAAATGAAAGCCCCACAAAAAAGCCTCAAAGATTGGTCAAGCCAAAACTGGCGCACCAAGTCTGGAAAGCCATCGTCTGAAACAGGCGAGAGGTATCTGCCTGAGAAGGCGATAAAAGCCCTGACTGCGGCTGAGTATGCGGCAACCACACGGGCAAAGCGTGAGGCTACTAAGGCTGGCAAGCAGTTTGCCAAGCAGCCTAAAAAGATTGCAGAAAAGATCAAGGGGTTCAGATGAAAAGCCCAGCTTATGCACGAAAAGAAGGTCAAAACCCAAAAGGCGGCTTGAACGCCAAGGGAAGGGCTTCGGCAAAGGCCGAGGGCATGAACCTAAAGCCACCTGTCAAGTCTGGTGACAATCCTCGCAGAGCATCGTTCTTGGCTCGTATGGCTGGCAACGCTGGCCCTGAATACAAAGACGGTGAACCCACACGTTTGCTGTTAAGTCTGAGGGCTTGGGGCGCATCATCAAAAGCAGATGCCAAAGCCAAGGCAAAACGCATCTCTGAACGCAACAAGGCCAAGTGATGCAAATACCTATTCTGAACGGCATTTTTACCGACAGCACCCCTGAACTGCGTACCAGTTACCCAGTGAATCTTGTGCCTGTGCCAAAACAGTCAGGCATCAGTAATGGGTTTCTGCGACCAGGCGATGGGATTGTTTCCAACGGCACAGGGCCAGGCATTGATCGTGGCGGCATCAACTGGCAAAGCAACCTATATCGAGTCATGGGTTCAAAGTTGGTTGAGATTGACAGCGCAGGCACAGTGACTGTGCTTGGTGATGTTGGTGGGCCAACAAATCAACTAGTGACTTTTGATTACAGTTTTGACTTACTTGCGATTGCATCCGGTGGGCGCTTGTATTACTGGAATGGCACAACTCTGACGCAAGTGACTGACCCTGACTTGGGCGTGGTGCTAGATGTGGTTTGGGTTGATGGTTACTTTATGACCACAGATGGCGAGTTTTTGATCGTCACAGAACTGACAGACCCAACACAAGTCAATCCTTTGAAATATGGTAGTTCTGAAGTTGACCCCGACCCAGTGGTTGCGCTGTTGAAGTTACGAAACGAAATATACGCATTGAACCGCAATACGATTGAGGTATTCGATAACGTGGGTGGTGAGTTATTCCCATTTGCACGAATTGATGGCGCACAAATCCAAAAGGGAGTTGTTGGGACATTTGCCTGCTGTGTTTTTATTGAACGCATTGCGTTTTTAGGAAGTGGCAGGAATGAAGCACCAAGCATCTATGTAGGCGCTTCGGCTGTTGCACAAAAAATAAGCACTCAAGAAATCGACAATCTTTTGCTTGAATACACTGAGGCGCAATTGACTTTGGTTAAGTTAGAGGCGAGAAACGATAAGAGTCATCAACACCTTTATGTGCATTTGCCTGACCGCACCATAGTTTATGACGCATCCGCATCTGAGGCATTACAGACTCCCGTCTGGTTCACCCTGACCACAACCCTTGCTGGATTTGCACAGTACCGAGCCAGAAACTTAGTTTGGGTGTACGACAAGTGGATGGTTGGAGACCCGCAATCCACCAATATCGGTTACTTGGTTCAAGATACAGGACACCATTGGGGTCAGCAAGTGTATTGGGAGTTCGGCACACTGATTGTCTACAACGAAAGCAATGGGGCAATCTTTAACGAGATGGAACTTGTCAGTCTAACGGGTAGCATTGCATTGGGCAAAAACCCAAAAATCAGCACAAGTTACTCTTTGGATGGACAGAGTTATTCACAGGAAAAGTTTATCTCTGTTGGCACGATTGGCAATCGCAATAAGC